CTGGATCAGACCAAGCATCTGATCATTGCGGCACATTTCAACGCCACGAGTTCGGTGCGCGCCCAGCCACTCGCCGGCACCACGCTGCATTTCAAGAGCGCGGCGAACGAGACCGCGACGGCAAATGTGACGGGATACACCACTACCGGCAGCGCGCTGCGTCTGATCAACAAAGTCGAAGTGATGTGAGCGAACTCAAGAGCTGGGTTCGGGAAAATTCGACCCTGGTTTATTTCCTGATCGCGCAACTGATTGCAATCGGCGGCGGGGCTGCGGCCATGATCGCGTACTCGGTACGACTGGAAACCAGGGTCCATATCATGGAGACCCGTGGTGCCGAATACACTGTGGCCAGGATGGAAGCCATGAAGGAACGCATCACGGTGCTGGAACAGCAGATCAATCAGAACGCGGCACGGATTGAGCGTGTGGTTCAGGAATATCTGAAGGACAAGAAGTAATGGGCGTGGCTGAAGAAGCCGGCAAGGTTGCAGGTAGCGTCCTCGATGTGATGAAGGCGCAGCCGTTGGTGCTGGGCCTGTTGCTGGTGGTATTCGCATTGATTGGTCTTTTGTATTTCCAGTCCGCGCAGTTCAACGACCAGCGCGCGGAAAATGTGAAGTTGTTCGTGAGTGTCCAGGGCGAGGTGCAAAAATTGCTCAGCCAATGCATCGTGCCGCCGCCGGCCGGGAGATAATGAAATGGCATACAGCAGCGTCGTCATCAGCGCCGGGCACAGCAAGCATGTTCGTGGCGCCGCCGGACCAACCCCGTGGGGACTCGACGAGGTCGACGAGGCGCGCAAGGTGATGGATCGGGTCGCGGCGGAATTGCGCAGCCGAGGCGTTACAGTCAAGACCTATGCGGACGATGTGTCGAAGACGCAATCCGAGAATCTGAACCGGATCGTCGACTACCATAACAGCCAGAAGCGCGATCTCGATGTCAGCGTGCACTTCAACGCTTACCAGGTCACTTCCAAGGCCATGGGGACCGAAGTTCTATATCTGACGCAATTCCAGTTGGCGACGAACCTGTCGCATGCCATCGCTTCCAACGGATTCATCAACCGGGGAGCCAAGGTGAGATCCGATTTGTTCTTCCTCAACCACACGGCCATGCCGGCGGTACTTTTGGAAATTTGCTTCGTTGACTCCGAGGCCGATGCAAAGATCTACCACGACAAGTTCGATCACATCTGCGCCAGCATCGCCAACGTCATCGGAGGCTCGTCATACGAGACGGTGCCGCCCAGCGCAGAGGGGCCGCCGCCTCCGATGCTGACCGACGCATTGTTTCAGGCGACAGGCAAGTGCAGTTGGTTTGGTGGACCGAATGATCTCACGGGCGTTTCGGCAAGCGAAGGTTTGGCTTTTTTCCAGTCTGTCACGCTGGAAAACCAACACCTCTTCCTGCCGAACCAGCCAGCCGGCTCAACCGGGCTGGCTCGGCGTCTCAATCCCTGGGTTCATTACATCGCGTGCCGGTGGGATTATTCGGTCACGCCAAAGGCGATGCTTGCGGCATGCGCGGATGTTGCACTGGTGCGCGCGGCAAAGACGGGAAGAGAGATGATCGCGTTCCCGGCCGACTGGGGGCCGAACGAGACCACCGGCCGGGTCGCGGATCTCTCGGAGAGCCTGATGGAAGATCTGGGGATCACTACGGACGATGAAGTAACCGTGACGTTCCCATACAGGGAGGACGGAGCATGAGCATGCTGATATGCCTGATTGCGATCGTGGTCTGGCTTGCTGGCGTGCTCGGAGGTGGCCCAGGACTGCCGCACTTTTGGGTCTACCGATAGGGAACGGCTGGAGGTGATGCCGCCTTATCCTCCGCCGCCGCCGAGCATCTGTCGCGGTTGCTGAAGCCTAGGCTTTCCGGATGGTGTAGGAACAGTGTAGGCAGACCATGCAAAATTCGTAGTCGCGCAGCTTTGCCCCGTCGCAGGAGGGGCAGCGAACCGGAACCTCAGGGCCATCCTGCCGCTCCTGTAGCTCCTGCATGCGGCGGTTAATGGCGGCGTAGTCGTCGGCGGCTTTCATTGTGCGTCCTTATCGAGCGCGGCGCGGGCGATATCAATCAGCTCTTTGCGGGTGAGCGCCTGACCTACCATCGGCCCTGCTGCCACGATCTCCCGCAGCGCGGCTTCCAGTGCCTCGATGCGGGCTTCCAGTTCCTTAATGTGGTCAAAGGGATTTAGGGATCTCATTCGCCATCGTCCTTAAGCGCGGGCGTGGATGATCGCTGGCCTTGCCCAGCGACGTTGGAACGCTCGCCACTCTTCTGCCGGTTTGAATTTTTCCTGTGACGGTGTTTCCGGTCGCCACAGCATTGCCATTGGTGTGAGACCGATCCCGATCATTTGCTGCAATCGGCCCTCGGCAGCATCGAAAGTGTCTTTTGGATAACCGATCAAGACGTAGACACGTAGCCGGTGGCTCTCGCGCGTGAAGCCTGCTCCCAGCATCCGGCGTGCCGCATATTCCAACGTTTCAAATTCATCGCCAGGATCGTATGCCCAGAACATGGTTGGTCTTGGCGTCAGGCTTGCCAACAAGTCGACTTGATAATCTTGCAGCGAAAGAGCCTCAAGGCCTCCCGTAAAGGCGACCCGGCCAGATTGTCGATGCAGCATGGCAAACACCGCCTCAACGTGGTCGCGCGGACAGGCCAGCAGATTGTCGTCAAGGATGTTCCAGCCGTCGTAAATCGGCAGCGGGTTAGCTTGTGGCCATTTCTTCCAAACGCCACAGAACCAGCATCGGCGCGGACACCCTCGCGATGTAATGGTGTAACCCGGTTTGATATAACGACCGGGGATGAACTCTAGACTGGTGTCGCCATAGGCCACGCCACCTATCTTGACCGGCGCGACATACCGCCATTCTTCGGCGAGCTGCTCGGCCTTCGCCTTGTCATAGGTGAACGTAACGGAGACGTGGATCTCGTCAGCTTCGTCAAACAGATCAGGCGGGCCAAAACGCGCGAGGTTGTCGTCAGGCGTGGCCTTGGTACGACGCGGAAAGACACGTATGAGTTTCACGTTGCGGCGTCCTTATCGAGCGCGGCGCGGGGGTCGTGACCTTCGCGAATTACTGCGATGATGTCTTCAATCGCGTCCACGGCATAATTGCGGGCACCGATGCGCTTTGGATCAAACTTCTGGAACGTGCCGATCCAGCTTTCACAGACAGCGACGCACCGCTCGCGCTCGTTGGCGATGGCAATCTCATAGAGACTACGATACATGCCTGCCTCATATCGCAGTTCGGCTGCTTGTTCGTCTGTCATTCCCCTGCGTCCTTATCGAGCGCGGCGCGGGCGATCTCATACTGTTTCTCATAGAGCCCTGCCGGATGATCCATGATCTCCCGCAGCGCGGCTTCCAGCGCCTCGATGCGGTCGATGGCGGCGTTCAACCGGTTGACTAGGTCAACCCTAGTATCTCCTCCGTCTTCGCTCACGACACTTCCTCCGGCATGAATATGCACCTTATCCGCTGGTAGTCATTGCAGACGTGGCACTCGCCATCCGGGCTCGGCTTGATGATGAACGCCGCGGTCCGCAGTCCCCGCCATGTCACCCACGAGCCGTTGACCACGATCTCCTCGCACGGCACCGGCCGGCAATCGCCTTCGTTGCAGCATCTGGCCGGGTAAAAACTATGGGCCAGCAGCATCAGCGCGAGCATTTCCACGACCTCCCTCCTCGCGTGATTACCTTGCGCATCCTGTGGCGCGTGCAGATGTTGGATTCCATACGCAACCGCCCGTGTCCTGACGTGACTGGCTTGTCATCAGCCACCAGGATCACGGGCGGCGCACTTGCGGGCGCATCTGGGGCGATGCGCTCGACTACCACCGGTATTGGTTCGGTGGATACGGATACGAATCGATCGGCTTTCTTCAACGGCAGTATTTCTGTGTCGTTCCATGCGTCGGCGAACTGCCTGCCTTCGGCTTTGGCCTCGACCGGCACCGGGATGCGCTGGATAGCGAATACCATCAGCAGCGTGAATATGGCGACGATGCCGGCCAGGATCTTCAGGCGTGGAAAGCCATCTTGGAATGCGTCGGGCAGTATGGCCCGTCCGGAACGGACACTGCGCCGCAAAAGTAGAAGCCCGGCAGTTGCGGATCGCCATAGGGCCAGCGGCAATTGTATTGCTCCAGCTCGATCACCCGGCACGGGCACTGGATGCCGCTGACGCGCGGGCCAGTGTATTCCGGTCGCGGCTTCCATTCCGGTTTCGGCTTCATCGTCATCTTGCGTGGCGGCCTTTTTTGTCTGATCTCGTGCAGTGGATGGCGACCGGCGCCTTTCTTCATCTTGAGCCGATAGGCCACCCCGATGATGCTGTTGCGGGTGCATCTGAAGCCGAACATATCTCCAATCAATCGCGCGATCACCGATGCCGAATGCGTTGGCCACAGTTCGCGCACGGCGTCGGTTTTCTCTGGGGACCAGCGCAGCCACATCCGTCATCCTTCAGAAGAACCACAGGCCGATCATGCAGATGAATACGTAGAGCAGTGCTCCCTGGACGAATCCCAGCCAGTGCGGATCGGTCATTACGGTTGACCACGCGATACACGGGATCGAGCCGATGGCGATCGCTATGTCGAGCCGCAACATTTCATAGCGGCCGAACCTGCGAACCGGCGTATTTCCCCACACGCCAAAATCATCCCATAGCCTGACGACGATGCGCGGGATCTTTATCTGCATCGGCGCCGTCCCAGCTTGCGCTGCTCTTGCAGCGTCTTGCGCAGTTCTTCCGGCGTCAGTTCTTTGAAGTACGGCACCAATTCGCGCTCCAGCTCCTGAAGCCTGGCCTTCAGCTTCTCGATGCGATCTTGTTCGATGTCGATAAAATCAGTCATGGCAATATGCCCACTCCTTTAAGCGGCTGGCCGGGGAGGGTTTCAATTTCTCCGGCCAGCCATCTCTAACCGCTAGGCGATTTCGTCGAACGCTTTACGGTCAAAGCTACTTGAACAGGCCGACGATGCTGGCGATGTTGAACGAGCCAACGGTCGGACCCGGCACGGCGAGCGGCGTGGTCGAGAGATTGCCGCCGTAACCGGCGTTGATGGCGGCGTCACCCGTCAGCAACAGGTAGTATTCCCCAGCACCGAGGATGGCGCTGCCAGCGAAGCCTTGGCAGTTGTTGGAGCCGATGCCGCAGCCCAGCGTGGCCGAGACAGGCCCGATGACAAAGAAGTCGTCACCACCGCCGATGTTGCCGTCCGCGCCTTCGTTCAGCACCGCACCGGTAAAGTCGGTGATTTTCTGGTCAGCGCTGGCGAACACGTTGGTAACACTGGCGAGCGTGAAGAAGGTCAACCCGCCAGTGAGTTCGAACTCGTAAGCGTCAATAAACGCACCGCTGCCGGTGTTGAGCGTGCCGGGATTGGTGTTGGAAAACGCACCAGCACCAGAGGTTGGATTTACCCCCAAGTTGGCGATGATGTCGGCATGGGCTGTCACGGTGAGGGCAAGCAGCGCCGCACTCGCTAACAATAGCTTCTTCATGGTTACTCCTTTGCTGGGACAGTTTTGATAATGTTGCCGCGAGGGTCATAAACCGTTCGCGTGCCATCCTTGTTGGCCGTGATGGTCTGGATGTGTTCACCCTTGGCGTCGCGAAAATAGGCATCACGACCATTGTAGGTGATGCTGCCAACCGCTTCGCCGGTGGCCTTGTCGTGCAACTGCACGGTCTTGCCGCCTTTGATAGACTGCGCGCTCGCGGGCGCAGTGATGAGCAGTGCTAACGCGAGCACGCAATATTTCATGACTACGCCACCGCGTTTTGCTTACGACGCCAACGGCCGAGTCCGAGCATGGTCATTGCCCCGGCAAATAGACCGGGAAGGCCAAGAGCGCCCGCAATCGGGCCCGGAACCGCCTGAATGTCGGGCACGATAAAGAACGAGTCTGGCCCATCATTCGCACCACTGATACGTGCGAAGAATGCGTATTGATGCGTCGGATCAAGCCCAGCGAGCGACAGCCCGTTGAGCAGGTAGTCGGGAAAGCCGGTGCCGTTGTTGATCGACGGCAGCAGCACGCCGCCCGGTTCCGGCGAGAACGACGCCAGGATCGTGCGCGACGTCAGGTCGAGGAAGTAAAAACTCTCCAACGTCTGGGCGACGTTGGTGTCGTTCATATCCACACCAATCGAGAACGTCAGGCTGGTATCGCCGAGCGCAATCAGAAGATTGGTCAATTGCGCCAAGCTGTAGTTGGTGCCGGAGATAGTGTCCTGTCCCAGTACGGTATCCCTGAGGATGCCGGACGAGAAGAAAGCTAGGTTGGTCTGGTTGCCGGTATTGCCGAAGTCGGTGTAGCCAAAGCCGGTCGCAACGTTGGTCTGGTTAGGCTGGTTGGCCCCGCAGATGATGCAGGGCACGTTCTGTGTTTGATTACCGGATGGCACGCCGCCAAGCGTCAGGTTGGTGCCGGTCCCGTTAAACAGAAAACCGCCAAGGGTATCGGCGGCAGAGGCGGGTGTGACCGCCGCTAAACAAAGTAAGGCCGTAGTCGCTAACAATAATTTTCTCATCTTATCCTCTTCTGATCAGGAAGTGGTGCGGAATGCACCGCAGAGCACATCGCAACCGGATGTGCTCGGCGCTGCATCAGGCATTGCCTGCGGTTGGATAGTCGGATTCGTATCCCTGCTGTTGCAGCTCTTTGTAGACTTGGTAGAGGAAGTCGGCGCCGTCCTGCTCGGTGAACTTGCCGGCGTGCGCGGCTTCCGACATTTCAACTATCGTGCGCCATATCGAACGTGCTCCGGCAAAGAACACGGCGCGGGCGTCGTTGAATTCCTGCTCGTTGTATTCGGCGCGGACCTTGCTGCAATACTCGATCCAGCCGGCCTCGATGTGCCGGCCCGTGTCGGCGTAGGCGTCGCAGATTCGGCGCAGGGCGGCCTGTTCTTTCGGGTTCACGGCCGTCCCCCCGGGTTCTGGCACGTGGGGCAGACGACGCGGCGCCAGCCATTACAACTGATTTTATCGGGAGAATCAGTTGTAACGGCTGGCACTCGACGCCAGCCGGTCCCCTTGCAATATGGACACGGCTCCGGCTGGTCGTCCCTGGCTGGGCCAAATTGATCACGGAGCGCGGCGAAGTCTAAGATTTTTGCCATCACAACCTGCTCCTGAATTTGTAGGGCCGCTGGAGTTCAACGAACGACAGAATCAGCTCGATGCGGCTGAGAACCTGGCCCAGCCGGATTTGCTGCGCGATGATCTTGTGACGTTGTTCCGGGTCGTTCGCCATGACGACGATGCTGTCGAGCGCGGAAAGAATATGCTCGATGCGTTCGGCCACTGGTTCGTCGTCGTCGATCATGGCCGTGACCACGTCTTGCTGACACTGCTCGACCCGTCACTCCACTGCGTCACGTTCACACTGTTGGGGCCGTTATCCGGCTGGGGCCTGTCGATGCAGGACGAGCTGCCGCCCGAGTATCTGGAGTCGAGACAGTGCTGGACCACCGTTCCTTTATCGCCGGTCCCTTTCAGGATTGTTATCGTCCGGGACGGCGCACTGAACGGCGTCACTTCCACTCTCAAATGGTCCGTTACCTGGCCGTCTTCGTCGACGATCAGCACGTTAGCGCTGTCGACAACCAATCCCTTGGGCTGGTTGGCCGTGACGTTGAGATCCCGGTCGGTAAAGCCGGGCGTCACTGTTAGGAGGGCGTCATTCCCGACGTACACGTTCCGGAATGGTCTGGTGGTGTGAAAATGCAACGTGGTACCGCCCGTGACATAGACGGCTTTAGTCTCGGCATCGGGCTGCGCATGGGCGAGGTTGCCGGTGAGCAATGCGGCGCTAATGGCAATGGTGGTGAGTAATTTCACTTTGGACTCCTAATCTCTGCGACAATGGAAAAGACGATTAAGTAAGTGATGCCGACCGTGACGGCGGCGGCGGCGAAGGCGGTCATATGATGCAGTCCCCAGTCGGTTTCGATGGGGGGCATTATGCATTATGCATGATTGCTGTCAATGCATTTTGCATAACATTTTTGTTGCACCCGGTTATGCAATGTGCATAACTCTCTAAGTCGCGACCTGCCATTACGGCGCAACAGCGACATATGGAGAGTAAAATGACCATTGTACCTCTGCGGCCAGCCTTCAGTCTGACCGACACCTCGACCTTCGCACTCGATCTTGCCAATCCGAAAGCGAAGGAAGTTCTCGCCATCCAGGAGTTTCTTAACACCGACATCCGCAGCAATCCGGATCTCGGTAAGCTCCCGGTAAAGACTGGCTGGAACGATATCCCCCCGGCGATCGCACTCAATCTTTTGCGTCGCAATCGCCCCGGTGCCAACCGCCCCCTCAATCCATCAACGGTGTTCTACTATGCGCACCAGATGGCGCGTGGGGACTGGAAAAAGACGGGTCAACCGATCCTGATCGACAATGAAGGTCATCTGCTTGACGCCCAGCATCGCATGTATGCGGTACTGGTGTCAGGCGCGACCATCAACTCGTATGTCATCGTTGACATCGAGAATCAGCCGGGCCTGTTCGCCTATATCGACAATGCGGCTACCCGTACACCCGCCGCTGCGTTGCAGACGGCCGGCTTCAATGGCGTTGCTTCGGTCATCGTTAAGGTGATCAAGTTTGCCGAGGAAGTCAGGCAAGGCGTCTACGATACTTCAGGACTCGACCAGCTTCAGCGTTTGTCGCCGGCCGAAATCCTGAGCCTTGCTAAGAACTATCCGAACGCACAGCGTGCTTCGCGTTCGGCGGCTTCCGACTGGTCCGATGCGTCCGAATATCTTTCCGGTCGCAAGGACATCGTTGCCTATGTCGGCATGCGGATCATCGATCAGCATGGCGAAGACGTGGCGGATGATTTCTTCCACGAAATCACCAACACGGGTGACGGAACGCCGGAACAGATCCTGGCGTTGCGCACCGTGGTTGATAAAGACCTTCGTTCCGACAAGCCGATGAAGCGTCACCACACAGCAGCCATGCTGATCAAGGTCTTCAACGCCTGGCATCGTCAGGAGTCGCTTGGGCGGCGCTGGATGATGATGGTCAATGAAGACTTCCCTGTTCTCGATGACGAACCGCAGGCTAACGCGGCGGAATAGTCATCCATCACGGACCTTGGGGCGGATCGAAAGGTCCGCCCATTTTTCCGATGAGAACAGGAGTGTGTCATGGAATACCATCCCTATAGTAATATCTGGCCTTTGCTTGAGGGCGACGATTTCGAGAAACTGAAGGCCGACATCAAGGCCAATGGCCTGCGCATGAACCTGATCACCTATCAGGGCAAGCTGCTTGATGGACGCAATCGTGAGCGTGCTTGCGAAGCGGTTGGTGTGTCAGCGCGGTATGCTGCGGCTGAAGTGACGACCGACGACGAAGCGCTAAGTCTCGTTGTTTCGCTCAACGAGCACCGTCGGCATCTTTCGCTGGAGCATCGCGCATTTGCGGCGGCTGCGCTGGCGACATTGCGGAACGGCACTAATCAATTTGTAGTAAAATTAGAGGGTATCGCTCGAGCGATACCCTTGAATTCCGAAACAAAATGCCTTCAAGACGCCGCCGACTTGATTGGTGTCTCTCGCGGTTCGGCGGCTCGCGCCAGAGCGATCATCACCCTTGGTGATGAAACCGATATTGCGGATGTCCTGTCCGGTAAGACGAATCTTGCTAAACGCGCAAAAAAACTGACCAGCCAAAAGGGCCTGCGACCATCAGCAAAACCGTCTATTGCGCGCAAACGCGATTTTATTCCCAATAACAATCTCAGCACATTGAAAGCGCTGACGCGCGAACAGGTCGATCCGGAATTCAAGGGTACGCCGACCGAGTTCATGGATCGGTTTGGGCATGTCCAGACCACCACGGCGATCGAGAAAGCATCGGCGCATTTGAATACCTACGCCACCTATATGCGAACCTTGATGAAGGCTGCGCAGGGGTTGCCAAGCTGGCCTGAGATAGATGCCTATTGGCTCGATAAATTGCGCGAGCCAAACCGGCATGACATCGCCAAACTCACCGAGGCGCTGGAATACATTCGGCCTATCGTTGCTACGGCTGAGGCGCTGCTTGCTTGTGCGGTCGTTGCCGCAAAGAAGAAGCAGGAGTAGGTTTGAGAATTATAACCTGCTTTTATTTATGCGCGCTAATACCGGTGCAGCCCACTGAATGGCGACCGCTTCAATCAATGGAGCATTCCAGCTTTCCAGATTGAAGCGGTCTTTCGCTCCGCTCCGGCGCAGGATCTTGACCAGCATCCGTCCATCTGCAAGGGCAACGACGCACTCCTTGCCGACGTGCTCGCGTGGATCGTCGGCGCGCCTGACGTAGAAAAGCATCTCGTTTTCAAAATATCGAGGATACATCGAGTCACCGCGCACGATGACGAGGGCGGCATCGGCCGGAACGCCCGGAGGGATTTCAACCTCTTCCAGGCTACCGGGTGAATGGCTGTCGAACGGTAAAATTTCGGCGCCTGCGCCAACATAGCCAACAGCTCTTGTTGTCGCTGGCATCCCTTTACGGGGGCTTCCTCGTCCCGTCAGCAGCCATTCCAGATTGACCTTGAACTTGCGTGCGTAGACTTCGGCGCTCGCCTTGAAGCCCCTGAAGCCGTTCTCGTGGCCCATGTAGGTGGGTTCTCTTATGCCGAGGGCTTCGGCGGCTTCGCGGGCGGTTTCGTAACCGGCTTCCTTGCGAGCCCAAATCAATCGTTCGTGCATTTCGGTCATAAATGCATTCTGCATAAAATAATTATGCAACAGGCATTGCGCTTGGTTATGCAATGTGCATAATCTGGGCATGACCGGAGCCCAGATTAAGAAAATCCGCGAAGATCGAGGAGAAACCCAAGTTGCGTTTGGCGCGCATTTTGGGGTCGATCAAAGCACCATCCATCGTTGGGAAACGAACGGCATCACGGATCGAGGCGTTACCCGCCTCGCGATTGAGCGTGTTCTTTTAGATTTGAAGTCTCTGCCTTCTCATTGAACTGCGCGGTTGGCGCCGCGCGGTCATGCCTGCGTGTTCGTGTTTCTCCTGATGCTTCATCCATGCCGTTCAGCAAACAGCATGGAGCCCCGTCATGTATTCCAGCAACGATGGTAAGTTTGAAAGCAAACCAATGAATGCGACGACAGACTTAGCGACGGTCAATCGCCTTGCTCGCGTCATTGAAGACCAGGAAGCGCGCCGTCTTGGTATTCCCGTTACATCGGCACGTCAGCGAATTGCCGCTCGTCTCGGCATCGCGACAAGCGCGCTGGAAAATTACCGCAGGCTACGCAGCAAGATCGTCCCGCACTGGCTGATGAACCGCATCCACGCTGAGTTCATCGCGGTCCTGCAATCTGAAATCCAAAGGCTTGAGCATGAAATCCAGATCGCTCGCCAGACTGGCATGGACCATCGCGATCACGATCTGGCGAAGGCTCAAACTCAGTTGGAAGCTGCGAAGCAAATCTTAGAGGGAAAATGAACGAAAAACTCCAGAAGGTTTCCGTGATCCCGCCGGACGATGTGCAAGTTCCCACCGTGACGCCGCTCGACATGCTCAACCGGGCGGTGCTGGCCGGCGCCGACATCGCCATGATCGAGAAATTAATGGCCTTACACGAACGCTGGGACGCCAACCAGGCGCGCAAGGCGTTCGACGAAGCGGTGGCCGCGGCGAAGCGGGACATCCCGCCGATCCAGCGCAATGTCACTGGCCACAACGCCAAGAAATATGCGGACTTCGCGGCAATCGCCAAGGTCGTCGATCCAATCATCGGCGCGCATGGCCTGTCGTATCGGTTCCGGACCGTGCAGAACGACCGCATCAGCGTCACCTGCATCCTGTCGCACAAAGCCGGCCATGCCGAGGAAACCACGCTGTCCGGGCCGGCCGACACCAGCGGCAACAAGAACGCGATCCAGGCGATCGGCTCGACGCTGACCTACCTGCAGCGCTATTCGCTGGTGCAAATGCTCGGGCTGGCGGCGGGCAACGACGACGACGGCAAGGCGGCCGGCGACGGTGAACTGATCACCGATGAGGAGATGGCCTATCTTGTGAAACTGGCCGACGACGTCGGCGCCGACAAGATTGCGTTCTGCAAGTATTTCAATGTTGAAAGCCTGGCCGCTATCCAGGCGAAAGATCTGCCGAGGGCGATTGCCGCGCTGAACCGCAAGAGGATGAAATGACTGACATCATCCAGGGCTCGGACGAATGGAAAGCCATTCGGCTCGGCAAGGTCACGGCTTCCCGTGTTGCCGACGTGGTGGCGCGGACCAAGAGTGGATACGGCGCAAGCCGCGCCAACTACATGGCGCAACTGATTGCCGAGCGGCTGACGGGCGTGCCGGCCGAGACGTACACCAACGCGGCCATGCAGCACGGCACCGACACCGAGCCGGAAGCGCGGTCGGCCTATGAGTTCTATCAAGGCGTCACCGTCGAGGAAGTAGCGTTCGTTCCGCATCCCGCGATCGCCGAGGCCGGCTGTTCGCCAGATGGACTGGTCGGCGCCGATGGGCAGGTCGAAATTAAATGTCCCCAGACTGCCACGCACCTGGAAACTCTGCTCGGCCAGGCGGTGCCCGGCAAATACGATACGCAGGTCCAGTTCCAGATGGCGTGCACGGGCCGCAAGTGGTGCGATTGGGTTTCCTATGATCCGCGGATGCCGGAGCATATGCGGCTGTTTGTGAGGCGGATCGAGCGCGACGAAGCGCGGATCATCGAACTGGAAAGCGAAGTGGCCGCGTTCCTTGTGGAATTGGCTGCCAAGCTCGCGCAGCTCGACAGCCTCTACGGCGAGAAGGCGGCGGCATGAGTATCGTTATCCGACAGGGCGATTGCCGCGACGTGCTCCGCGCGATGCCGGACAAATCCGTGCATTGCTGCGTGACCTCGCCGCCCTATTTCGGGCTGCG